TTAATTTAAAATTAGGATTAGCCCATTGCAACAATCTTATAGCCAATCTTAAATCTCCTTCTAACCATGCTCTTATAGCCATTGCCCTTCTAGGATCGTAAAATTTTTGTCTTCTATACCAATACAAAGCATTTTTATCTGATTTATCTCCATTACATGAAAGGCATGCAGGTACGCAATTTTCTGTTGTACTTAAGCCGCCTTGGCTTCGTGGTAATACATGATCAATAGATTCAGATGGTTTCCCGCAATATATACAACTTTTTCCAGTAAATTTATGAATAGATTTTCGCCATTGCCTTAATCTGAACTTAGGACATAAATCCTCTAAAAAAACCGCATCATTAATATGCATTCAGATCATTTAGTTAATTGAATAATGGCTTGAATATTTAAAAAGTCAATATTTTTTAGTTTAAATCAGCTCGTGAAAATATAATTTAGTGGTGATAGATACAAAAGAAATTTATTATATATTTTTTAAAAAATTAAAAGAAATTTCAAAGCTTTAGTTAATAACTATATCTATCTAATGTTTCTTCAGTAAATTCTTCAGTAAATTCCTCATTTGCTTCTTTTTCCATTCTTTCTTCTTCTTTTCGTAATTCTCTTTGTAATTTCCTATTTGGATAAAGATTATCTAAGAATTCAATGCAATAACTAAATTTTTCACTATCTCTTATGACTGTCTCAGTAATTTGTGATGCTGCTCGTTTAGGCGAAACTTTGAATATTCCTCCTTTTTGTTGTTTTATATAAGTATAAGCTGCTTCCCAACTACTATTAAGGTCATTTCCCCCTTCTCTCATAGTACAAAAAATTTCAGCTCCAAAAGTGTTTGCACTAACTTTTGATGTTGCAATGGTTAAAGGAGTAAATAGTCCAAGAGTGAGTAATATTAATTTTTTTTGCTTGAGTTTTTTCATTAATCTTTTTCTTTTTTTAAAAATATCTTTTATTGAGCATATGTCTATAGAAATTTAAGATTTTATTACTCCAAACAAGTTCAAGCATTTCACAACTAAAGGCAGAATTAAAAGCACGGTAATCAACCTTACTGCATGAAGAGTTGCAACCGCAGCTCCTACTCCATATTCTGAACCTACAAGACTCATACCGCTAATACCTCCTGGTGCTGCCCCTAGAATTGTTGTTATTACATCTATATTAAGTAATCTGCTCGTCCATAATCCAATTGCTAATCCTGTAATAACCAAAGTAAAAGTTATTAAAATAGCGGGTCTCCATAAGCTTTGAAGATCAACCATTGAGTCTTTAGTTAAAGATGTACCAATAACTGTTCCAATTCCAATTTCTAAAATTGTCCTTGTGCCAATTGGCCATTCTGCTATATCGACTTTGCCACTAATACTAAGTATGCTTGCGCCTATTAAAGCGCCTGCAAGAGGAGCAGCAGGGATACCTGTTTTGAGAGCTAAAGCTCCAAAAATTCCACCTGCAATTAGGTAATAGATTAGATTTATGTTTGGCATAAATTTGAAAGATGTCTGGACATAATATTAGAAAAATTTTTTTTTGATTAAGTATATAGTCAAATAATATTTTTTAGTTTCCTCTCGTAATGTCCCCTTTTGTGGGCATAATATTACTTAAAGCACGAATTTTTATGTCTCCAAAAATTTCATACAAAGATAATAAAAACCGCATAAAGAAAAAATTATCTTTTTTTGAGGGTGGCCATCAGCTCGAAAAATTAGAGTTTGCTCTTGCAATAGCTCAAACAAAAGGTGACGAAAAAAAATCAATCGTTCTTAGAAAAAAGATTGTTGAATTAGGTGGAAATGTTGAAGAGCCAGGAACTTAACTTAATTTCCCTCGAGATATTTTGATACCATAACTAATGCTTCACCAGCTTGTTGGGCTGTAATTTTACCGAGTTTGAGAAGTGTATTACTAATAGCAGAAACTACCGTAATAATATCTCTATCGTTAATATATCCTAAATGTCCTACTCTAAATATTTTCCCCTTCAAATGATCCTGACCACCAGCAAGTAAGATATCAAATTTATCTAAAGTTATTTAGAGTTTTAAATGTCTCAAGTGGGGAAACAACACACGAACACCCTACCAGTCTGGACAATCTGCTAGATATGGAGGTAAAGGTCTAGGTCTATTTTTCCTTTTCTTCTTTCTTTTTGCTATTATTCTTTTAATAGTACAGTCCTTACACTCGTAAGAATATGCAGATGGTAAACCTTTCTTTTGTTTTCTTGACATGTAGAAATCTTCCAGTAGATTCTTGATCTGATTACAAGTTCTACATCTTCTATCTTTGAATAGTAAATGTTCTAACTCAAATTGACTATCAAGATCCATCATAGTATTCTACCGCAGTTACATTTTTTTCCTTTATATTTTGAACATTTCCATTTTTTGCATTTCTTTTTCTTCTTCACAGATCAGGTAACATGTATCCAACTTCTGTTTGTTTGTCTCCGTACCAGAATGATCCTTCTGCGTCTACAAAAGTGTCATCGCCCAGACCATCGTCCACAAAACCAAAAGGAGCCATGTCCTGTTCAATTTGATTTTTTTGCTCTTCATATATCCTCCTACGAATATCTTGATCAGTCATTTCTTTAAAGTAGTCTTGCATGACTAACCATGAGAACAATACCATACACATTACAAGGTCATCATGATAACCATCATCAGCCTCCCATGACTGTTTTCTTTGTATGAATGTAGTAAGTTCTCTCAGTATATCAAAGTCTTTAAATGTAAGTTTATCATCTTCTAGTAATGCTTTTAAGTTAGAACAACCTAGTTTCTTGACAGTGATACTCATCTTTACACCTAACTGTGTCTTATTACCTGAGAATCCTTGTCCGACTATTTGACCTGCTCTACCTCTCATAGCACACATGAGTACATTAGGATACTCAAGGTCATAGTTTAATGTTGCTGCTATGCTATCTCCTATATCATTTACCTCTACTAGGATGTATGGGAATCTATATTCTTTTGCTACTTGTAAAATTACCGATGGAAACAGTACAGGTTTAATTTCATTATCTCTGTACTTGGCCACGATTTTATACGGTAGTGTGGTAATATCAAACACGATGAAAGCACTGTAGTCGCCACCGATACCTCTGGCAACGTCAACAGTAATAATATATTCGTGACCTTCTTTATTTCTTTCGTATACGTCAAGTCCTGCATTGCTTTGTATTGGATCCTCAAATGGTATTGCTTGTAATTTTGCTGGTGATATCAATGTATCAGCAGACCCAAGAAAGTCACACTCAAACTCTTGAGCAAACTGTCTCTTAGATGTATTCTTTAATGTCTCCTCTTTCCATTTAGCATCTCTGCCTGGTACTTGTGACCAATGTACTTCATTCGTAACATATCCATTCTTACCATTTCTAGCATCCTCCCACATCTTATAGAAGTGGTTCATACCATTAGGTGTAGATATAATTATGACTTTAGTTGATCTACCAGAAGTAATAGTAGGATAAACCGATGCAAAGAATTGTTCTGCGACGTGGTTAGGGACGAATGCAAACTCGTCAAGGAATAGAATGTTGAAGGACATACCTCTAACTGCACTAGCAGACGTAGAAGCAGCCAATATTTTTGATCCGTTTTCAAGTTCAACATTACCTTTGTTCCAAACTAATATTCCATGTTGTAACCATTTAGGTAAGTTCTCATATGCTAATTGGAGTCTTCCAAGTAGTTCCCTTGCAGTTGAAGCTTTGTTAGCGAGTATACCAATATTAACACTGTCATTGAAGATAGCGTAATGTAAAAGGTAGGCCACAACAGTAGTACTTTTACCTGTCTGACGAGGAAGTTTTGCAATATTGAATCTGTTTTCATGAAAGTCCATCAAAATTTTCTTTTGAAAATCATACATTGAGAAAGGTACTAGACCCTCATCCAAGTTGATAATCTGCATATACTTCATAGAAAAGTATAGTGGATCACTCTTACACTTAATCCATTCCTGTATTTGTTTCTTTGTAAATTGTATCTCAGTTCCAGCCTTCTTGAGGTTGGGGTTACCTAGATATACATCGTTAGTTGCTGGCATTATCCTCCACTCCAATCCCAATTCCAAGGTAGAATTGCTAAACCAAAATAAGGCATAAGAAAATAGTGATCCATTAAAATTAAGACAGGTAC